TCCTTGACCTGATGCTTGCTTGCCTTGCGGGTGTGGTGGGCGAGGATGACGCCCGCGTCCGGATTGACCGCCTCGCGGAGAAGCTCCACCCGATCCTTCAGGAAGAACATCATGGCGGTGTTGTCGTTCTCGCCGCCGCCCTCGGGACCGCCGTCGAAGAGGTTGCGGATCGGGTCGATGACGATGATGTCGGGCGGCGCGTCGGCGAATGCGGCCCGGATCGCCTCGGCCACGCGGGCGACGCCCTCTGCGTCGAGCAGCAGCTTCAGCTTCGGTGTGGCGATGAAGGTGTCGCGCGCCGCGGCGATCACGGTGGCGGGCAGCGCGATCTGCTGCATGCGCTCGCGCAGATAGTGATACTGGATCTCGGCTTGCAGGTAGAACACGCGCAGCGGCCGGGGCGGCGTGAAGCCGAGGAACGGCACGCCAGCGGCCATGTGGACGAGCCAGGAGATCAGGAAGTCGCTCTTGCCGACCTTCGGCGCGCCGCCCAGCACCAGCAGCCCGCCCGGGGTCAGCACGCGGGGGCCGATGATGTCCTCGGGCATCGGGCTCGTGTCGTCGAGGAGCGCGCCGAGGCTGAAGGTCGGCAATGGGCTGGCCGAGGCATCAACTTGGGCCGCGCGCAGGAGCGGCGGGCCGTTGCGCTTCACATGCAGCGCCCAGAGCCGTTCGGACTCGGCCATCAGCCGATCGAGAGGCCAGGACGGGCGCAGCATGGCGGCGTTGTAACCGCAGATCGCCTCCCAGCCTGCGAAGGGGTCGAGGCGGCCTTCGTGCACCAGGCGCACATAATGGCCGATGGCGGCGCTGGCCCCCTGGAACCGGGACCAGTCATCGACCGCGCCTTCGCGCACCGGTGTGGTGAGCACCGCGTCGATGCCGGGCTTCGATGCTGGTGTGGCAACGTCGCTGGCAAAGCCTACGCCTGGCAGCGGCGGCATGTCGGCGACCTTTTCCGCGAAATCGGCAAGATCCACTTCGACCGAGCGATGCTCGCGGATCTGCACGAGGCGTTGATGGCCGTGCTTGTGATAGACGGTGCCTGGCACCCGGATCGGCTGGTGCGCGGAGCGGAAATGCGTGTCTCCGCCGACCTTCACGGCGATCTCGCCGCGAAGGCGGCAGAGGGTGGCCAGATCCTCGCCCTCGGCGGGTTCGGTCAGTTTCCACCAGACATGGAGCTTCGCCGCGCCCTCGGGCGTGCGCCCGCCGCTTTCGATGATGCGCGTGGGCGGACCGAGGTGGCGGGCGACATGGTCCAGCTTCGCCGGGATGTCGCCCGCGTCGAGATCGACCACGATGGCCTGCATCTGCACCACATCGGCGGCGCGGGCCTGGCCCTGTTCCTCGACCGTGCCGGGGATGACATAGACGGCCGCGCCCTCGCGGTTCGCCCATGCGGCGAAGGTTGCGAGCTTGTCGGGCGCGGTGTCGTCGGCCGGGATCCAGATGTTGTGCGGCTTGCCGTCCCGGCCCTGACCCTTGTCGACGAAGCCGCGGAGCGGGATCAGCCCCTCGCACCAGCTGAACACGGTGTCGAGGAAGATGGCGATCTGATCGGGGTCGGGATCGCAGCCGAACGGGTTCTCGGACGGTGGCCCGTCGTTGAAGTCCATCCACGGGTTGAAATGCAGGACGCCGTCGTCGCTCATGCCGGCAGCCCCCAGCAGCGCTCGGACCACGGGCAGAAGCGGCATTCGAAGAAGTCGGGCGTGGTGGCGACTCGCGGCAGCAACTCGCCCGCATCGGTCGCCTGAAGGATCCGCACGCCGCGGTCGGACATGCGCTGCGCGAGATCGGCGTCGAAGGGCACCAGCTCATGGTGCAGTTCTGCCGTGTCCTTGTTGATCGCGGTGAAGAGCGCGGGCGCGGCCGAGATGCCGGGGACCGTCCCTTCCATGTAGGCCTGGTAGAGCGCGATCTGGGCGGCGTAGACCGGCTTGGATTTCGTCACGCCATCCTTGACGCAGGCGCGCCAGTTCTTGGCGTTCATGGTCTTGCATTCCCAGAGCGCGGGAACGGCCAGACCGAAACCTTCCGGCCCGGCGGCGATGATGCCGTCGACATGCCCGCGGATGCGCCCGCCCGCGACCGAGAACCCGAACTGGCCGCCATCTGGCCGGTTGCCCTTGCGGGTGTAGAGGTCGAAGCCCGCGCCGCGCAGCCAGGCGACGGCCAGATCCTCGAGCGCATGGCCGATGGCGAAGATGCGCAGCGACTGGCCGCTGAAGTCCCGGCCCTCGTCCTTCGGCGTCGCCGTGAACTCGAATTGCAGGGCGCGCTCGCAGGCATGGCCGAGACGCGAGCCGCCGAGATAGTCGCGGGGCGGCCGCGTGGCCTGATCGACGGTGAGCGCCTGATCGAGGGCGGCGTTGACCCGGTCAGCGAAGCTGGGGCGGCGGTTATAGTCCAGCATGCTGGCCTCCCTCGTAGCTGCGGTGGGCGAGCCCGTGGCAGGTCGAGCAGAGCCATTCGACCGAGAGTGGCGCGTCATAGTCGTGGTGATGCGCTTCGAGGTCGGTCACGCAGCCACATCGCTGACACCAGACCGGCACGACGATCCGACAAGCCTTGACGGCACGCCTGACGATGCTGTGGGCCCGATATTTCTCGGCGTGGCGCAGGCGATAGCGACGCTGCGCCTCCCGATGCTTCTCGGGGTTCCTGAATTTCTGCGCGTAGGCGCGCTGGTATTCCCGGCGGCAGTCGCGGCACCAGGTCTGCCGACCATCGGGACTGAGCCGTCGGCGTCCGAACTCGCAGACGTCCTTCTCGACGCCGCATTTCGTGCAGAGCTTGGTCAAAACGGCACCTCCGGCGTCTGCGCCCGGGCGCTGTCGGACATGGCCTCGCGGAAGCCCTCGACGGCTTCCTCGATCAGCGCGCGCACCTGCGCCTCGGTCAGTTCGCCGAGCGGGGTGGCCCAGCCGATCTCGTCCATCAGCAGCGCCACGCGCTTCATGGTGGCGGTGATCGCGGCGCGCTCTTCCTCGGTCAGATCAACCATGGCGAAACGCTCCCGCGCCAAGCGCGTCCAGAAAGACTGGCAAGGCATCGAGCAGAACCAGACCGAGGGTCGGGGCTGCTTCGACCGGACCGGATCGAACCAGCCAAAGCCACGGGTGGGTTGCCGGCAGACAGCACAGAGCGTCCCACGCGGATGCCAGAGCCGCCGCCGGTCCTCCGCCGTGATGGGGGTGATGGAAGCCATGGGTCATGCCGCCGCCGAAGGTCATCAGCGCGGAGGCGCGGTAGCGCGTCAGGCCGAAGTCATGGCGGCACTCGGGCGGCAGGTACTGCAGCTGCTTTTCCGTGGGCGGCTGGCGGAGCCAGGAGCGGGTCTTGAAGGCGCTCTCGTCGGTCTCGTGCGTGTTCAGCCAGTCGTCGGCCTGCGCGAGGCAGACCGTGCGCTCGCCGACGCCGAGCAGATGCGGGCGTTCGCCCTTCGCCCCGCCGATGGCGTACCAGACCCCGTCCAGCCAGAAGATGCCGCCCCAGGCCGCGAAGCCCGTGGCCATCAGCGCATCGTCCGTGCCGTAGAGGTCGACCCACGCGAAGCTGGACCGCTTCAGCAGGTCGATCTCGGTCATCATGAAGCCCGAGAGCGGCGCGGCACCGCCGCCTTCACCGGCCTCTTCGTCCTCCCGCGGGAACGCCTCGCCGCAGAGCGGGCATTCGTTTGCGGCCAGCGGGATCTCCGCCTCGCAGGCCGGGCAGGTCTTCGTCGGCGCTTCGCCGGTCTCGGTCTTGCCGTCGAGATCGACGTCCTGTTCCAGCGTGCCGTGGATCAGGCTCGAGGTGCCGAAATCCAGCACGACGCAATCGGTCTTGACGATGCCGGGATGTTCCTCGGGATCGACGGTGCGCAGCCCGCGCCCGACCATCTGGATCATGGTGGACTTGTAGGAACTGGGCCGCAGCAGCACGACGCAGGAGGTGGGCGGATGGTCCCAGCCCTCCGTCAGCACCGCCACGTTGACAATGACGCGGATGTCGCCCGCCGCGTAGTCGGCGAGGATCGCCTTGCGGGTCTCGGCCGCCAGATCGCCGTGGATCAGCGCAGCGGAAACCCCCGCCGCCCGGAACGCGTCCGTGACATGCTCGGCATGCGCGACGGTGGAGCAGAACACCACGGTCTGCCGGTCGCCCGCCTTTTCCTTCCAGTGGCGGATCACCTCGTCGGTGACGGGGGCGCGGTCCATGATGCCCGCCACCTCCGCCATGTCGAAATCCGACATGGTCTTGCGGACCGAGCGCAACTCGTCCTGCACGCCCACGTCGATGACGAAGGTGCGCGGCGGCACGAGATGGCCCGAGGCGATCAGTTCGCCCAGTCGCACCTGATCGGCGACATTGTCGAAGACCTCGCGCAGGCCCTTCTTGTCGCCCCGGTTCGGGGTGGCCGTGACCCCGAAGATGCGGGCGTCGGGATTGGCCTCGCGCACCCGGTCGATGATGCGGCG